CAATAGTGGTAGTTAAATAGTCGTTACCAGATCCATTAATGTTTGTTTGCAATACTTTGTTTTTAAAGATGTACATACGATTGTTGGTAAAAGCCAACATATAACTATCGTTTACTGAGAATTCAAAGTGTACAAGACGTACACCATTTTCTGGACTACCACCTAATTCTGTAATAAACTTTGTGCCTGGACGACGATGCACGCCACCTTGTGGTTGACAGATAACATTGCGTGCTGTTTCTAATCCATTCTTATATGCATCTAAATCAATACGAGAACGAACTAAAGGATCTAACTCTCCACTCGTAAAGTTTGTTTGTATATCAACAAACCTAGCCATTAGTACCTCACATTAATTAATGAGAAATCTTGTATTGCATTGGTTGGGTTACCTTGGCCATCAATACTCATTGCCTGTCTCATGTATCCACCACGACCATTTTCACCTGGTGTCCCTTCTGCAACAACTCTCCAGTACTCTGACTTATCAGCTTGATCAGTAATTGGCATCGCTAAATGCCAAGCCATTTCATACTTTAATAGTTGTACAAAGTAATGAGGTAATGCAAACTCAGGAACATTGTATTGATAGTCAATATAAACTGTTTCATAATCAGTGAGCAGTTTGTCACCTACTAATCTGTATTCACGTCTGATTGGTGCGCCTACCTTTTCTGAATCATATACGGCATTCGGTCTGCCAATAATGTCAGATGGTAGTTGATATTCATATTTGTATTCATTTGCTGGTATTGTAACCAGTCTTGCTAATTGTGTTTTCTTAAATGAGAATGACCAGTCATACATGGTTAAAGCACGGATCTTAATATCTGGATAGAGTCGATCACAAATGTTTGATTCGTCTGTGCCTTCTGTAAATGATGATATAGGATTGGCCCCAAGCATTAACAATGCATCGGAACATATTTTAATATCGGTATCACCTGTAGCCATTTTGTTTCCTTTAAATGTGCAAATAGGTAGGCACCGAAGTACCTACCTGATCTGCATTAAACAACTTAGTCAGCGTCTGCGACTGATAATGCTGTACCGTCAGAAACGTCAACTACGCCAGAAGCGTTAGAAAGTACAACGACTAAAGATGCTGTAGGAACAGAAGCGTCCCATAAGTAAATTAAGTCGCCAACTTTTAATACGCTGTGTGCGTCATTGAAGTAAGCTGCTGTATTAATATCAGCAAGTGTATCAGTGCCAGGTGCTGTATAGCTCCACATTTGAGGAGCATTACCAGCTTTAGCCTGACCACCTATTGGTTGTAGATTGTCTTTATTATAAGCCATTAATTATTCTCCTTAAGCTTCACGACATGTGATTTGAACAATACCTTCAGCATCAATCGCTACTGCGCCAGCTGAGAACATTGAGTTCACTAAGAACGATGTTTTCTCTGGTACGTAGTTGATTTCTGTTTTAGGACCCATGCCTTCAGCATAACCAAGAGCATCTTTATGGAATGCCCAAACTGTTCTGTCTGAAGAACCATCAACAGTTAAGCCACCTTCAGCACGGTCACCAAGAACGTGGAAGTTGAAGCCTAAGAATGTGTTGATTTCGCCATTAACTAAAGCTTTAACTGAAGCAAAGTCAGATGATGTTACTTCTGTTTCGCCTAATAAAGCTGATAAGTTGTTAGCGTGAATAACCATATGTCTGTCTGATGGAGGTACGTTACCAGCATCTAACGCTTTCTTAGCAGCTAAAAGCTTGTCTAAGTTAAGGTTAGTGTCTGTACCACCAATGTCATTACTTACGGTTAATGCAGTTGAAGATGCTGTTAAAGCATCAATGATAAGCTGATCTTGACGACGACCGATAGCATTAGCAACAACTTGTACTAATTCCTGTCTTTCATCAAAGTTAACTTTTTGTTGCATAAAGATGTCAGAATATTCTGCTGCATTCCAATCTTCCATTGTAGCTGTTACTTGAGAGAAATCCACATTCAATGGTGTTACGTCTGTTTGTGGGATTCTTAAAGTAGCTACGCCTTTACCCGCTTTAGGGAATTTTGCTGTTGAACCTTCAACGCCTCGTCTTTGTCTAACTGCACCTACAAGCTGAGCTTTAGCTTGGTAAGCCTGTTTAACTTCGGCATCAAATAAGGTAACAAAAGCATTAGATAAACCAATAGCCATTATTGACTCCTTATAGTAATTAATAAAGTAAATTAATCGCTGTGGTGTGCCAGAGAACTGGGCCGTGCTTGCTATTTACGATAGCCAGTCGACAAGGTTACTTGCGTTGAGGGTCACAAAGAATATGTAATAGGCCTCATTCCCGATTTTACATGGGAACAAAGCCTATTGTCAAGCGATTTAACCAAAGTTTTGAGCGAATGCTCTTTCTACTTTAGCTCTATAGGATGGATCTGAATTATATCTTGGGTCAGCGACCATTTGATATAGCTCATCTTTTGATGGTGCGCCTTCGACTGGAGTAGTTTCAACAGGAACTCTGCCTTCATAAGATGCTCTGAGCTTTTCTAATGCAGCGATACCTTTTGCAGTACCACCCATTACTTTAAACTCTTCAAAGTCATCTTCACCCCAAACACCTTTGTTTACTAGCCCAGATGCCCATTTCACAATGCCATTGATTCTAGCATCAGCATTTGGACCTAAGGCTTTACGTTCTTGATCAAGGTTTACTTGCTGAGCTTCTGCTGCAAGCATATTGTTTTGCACTACTTCACCAACAAGATCGTCTAGTGCAGCTTGGCTAACGCCATATTTCGCTGCCCAACCCACAACATGACTACGTAATGGATCATCTTCTGGTGTTTCACCAAATGCAGATAAATCATAATTACCATCAGCTGGTGCTTTATGTTTACCTTGAGAGATTTGTTTGCGTAAATCCATCCATGATTTGGCAATGCCTTCAAGATCTGGTGCATCTTCATCTGATTTCCAGAAGTTTTCTGGCCACCAATCTGGACGTTCTAACGGTTCATCATCATTTTCTTGTTCTTGATTAACAGCAAATTCTTCTTTTGCTTTTACTTCATCAGGATCACGATGATCTATTTCTACTTTCTGTGGATCTGATTCACTAGCTTCTTCGACTTCTGGAGTTGCTCCATCGAGTAGGCCAGTAGATTCAGTTTCCTGAACACTAGGCTCGATTGTTTCTTCCATTATAATTTCCTTGCTCTAATTAGCCTTGCTTCTAAATCCTTCACTATTGAATTTTGTCCTTCACGGTAAAATGCGTAGCTTGGGTCGCTACCTGGCAAGGCAACAGGTTGCTCAACGACTGCATCACGCAGCCATTTCATTAACTTCTCCCCGTCCTCACCCCCTAGGACACGTAAACAAAGACGATCTAACTCGTCTCGCTTCTCTAAACCATCACCTTGTTCTAAAGGTAATGCTTCTTGTAAATCTTCCCATCCAGCCATTATTGCTCCTGTTGTTGTTGCATCATGGCCATTTCTTGTTGCTGTGCTGCTTGAGCCATTTGTGCTGCTTGTTGTTTCATCACTGCACGTTCAGTTGGTGTTGGTCGTAATCTTTGTGGTACGCCAAGCTTCTCAGCAATATAATCCATCATCTCATCAATCTTGATTGTCATTGCACCTTCTGGACCAGCACCTTGTGCAATCTGTGCATATTGTAAAATGTTTTGTACATCATCCATATTCTGTGCCATAGCTAATGGAGCTACTGGTGCAATCTTAACTTCTAAGCCATTTACTTTTAATGGTAAGTTAATAATGCCACGTTCATCCATCACTTGTAACATTTTAGATACTAATGGGATCATTGTTTCATTAATGAGTCGACCAAACGCAGAACCTAAGTTTTGTGATAACTCTTTCATTCGCTCTACTACTTCTGTTGCTGATCGAGCTGACATATTGTCTGGTGGTAATGACTCATCAAGTAGAATACGTTTAATGTTCATACGTAAGTCATTCATCACAATGTTAGATACATTGAAGTCACCAGCACGTGGTAATGGTCTCAATGATTCACCTTGTGGGCCACCATTACGTGCAACAGGAATGATTGCACCTGGCATAATCTTCACTGTGTTAGGATTCAATACACCATCATCAGCTGCTGTGTACACACCAGAAATAGATAGTGATGCATTCTTTAGTACTAACTCTAATGTTTTATTGAGTGTTTTAATATCAGGTAATGCTGTGATCAATGGACCACGACCATAGATCTCACCAGCAACTTTAGCATAACGAGAAACAACCCATGGTGAGTAAGGCATACGTCTGTATACTAGTTCTGTTTTAGATTCTTTGTGGATTAAATGATAGCAATAGTCACCACGCTTCTGATCAAATACAGTGGCTTCAATCAACTCCATATCATCTGTTGGTTTATCATCAATCTTTCTTTGTAAGTCAGCTGGTATTTCTGCATCAGGCCATTGACGTTGGATTGCTTCACCCTTCATTCTAATACGTCTATATACATTATCGACTTGACCATTAGCACCTTCTTCGATAGACACTAAGTATTGAGGTACAGGAATAAAGTTAATAGGATTAATATCATCACCTGGTTGTACCATCATCACTGCGGTGCCTACAGATAAATCCAATAAGAACTCACCAATAGCGACATCAAAGTTAGATTGTTTTAATGTATCAAATAGTTTTTCATTGTAGAGATCAAGAGCAGCTTGTGCTTCAGCAGAACGATCTTGAGGAATGTCTGATCCAGGCTCTAATCTGCACCATTTACGCTGTGGAGGAAAGATGCCAGACTGCATACGGTTAGCAAATCGTTGTGTAGAGTTAATCGCAGTAGAATCAAACACACGGTTCATTTTCTTTGTGCCACCAACTTTACCATCGTAATGACCGTCGTATAAGTTACGTTGAGGTAGAGCAAACTCATATGCTTCTTCATATAAGTCTCTAAAGTTTTCTTTTCGTATTAATGCCTTGTCATGTCTTTTTAAAACATCTTCAGCGCTCAGTCTCATCATTTCCATAGTTATGCCTTCTTATTTTTGTTAGCAAATGCTCTTGCTTCTGCTTTGTCTTTAAATCCCCACTTTTTCAAAGCAAGTTTTAATCGAGTTGGTCTACCCTTTTCATCTTTTAAAGGACCATCCATCCCACTAAACCGTGCAGCAAAACTGACACGACGACCATCTTTGCCAGATTTTTGTGGTGGTTTGAGATCTCCACCATCTTTATTCTCAAAGTATTTACGTCCTTTTTCATTCAAGCCACCTGTAGGGTTTTGATATTTTTTAGCAACCATTATTCATTCCAACTTAATATAATTTCAGAAGCATGAGCATTGTTCTGAGTATCTGCATTAGTTAATCTAAACAAGTAAGTCGTCAATCCTTTTAATATTAAATTGTTACCACCAGCCTCACCTCCAGCACCTTTTTTACCAAGACCCCCTGTTAAAATTTCTTGCAATACTAAGGTTCCTAATGAAGTAATCGTTGGATTAACAATCGCTACACCTTGGCTAGTAATGGTGCTTGCTCTATTTCTTTTTATAATAGTCAATGGTGTTCCACCTGAAACGACTGAACCTTCATATAAATAACCAATCGCATTACCAGAAGATAATCCTGAAATACTCATAATAGGATTCATACCGCTTGGAAATGCAAGTGCAATGTCAATGCTTTGTCCAGCTGGCAATGGATCTAAAAAAGTTCGTACATATCCTAACGAAAAAGCCTGACCTTCAATCAGTCTAACTTGTTCAATCTCACGAACAGGATATGCTCCTTTGTATTGTTCCATCTATTTCTTTTTCTTTGGAAAGCCAGCTAACATATTCTTGTAAGCTTTAGGTGATATTGTCGAATCTTCTTTTGATCGACTAGTTCCTTCTTTCTTACGCTTGTTGATGTTGTGATATAAACCTTTTTTCATACGAATAATCCCTTTCCTAAAGATGTTGTTCCAAGTTGTAAACCACCAGTACCTAACTCTGGTAATCCTGTTGTTGCTTCTGCACCGACAGGTCTTGCTTTTGCTGCTAAGCCACCTGTACCACGTGTTAGTCTTTTCTTTGCTGTTTCTGCTTGAGCAGTTTCACGTTTAGCACGTTTAGCTCCAGCTTTAGCACTGCTTTCAATATCAGATAATTCACCAGCAGTATAATCTTTACGATCACCAAATATTGGAATTTCTCGTGTTACCATTTGCCCATTTTTCATTACAACATTTTTTGGAGCAACATAACTTGTTGATCTACGAGCTTCTAATCCACCTCCGTAACCACCACCGATTGAACCATAATATGCTTGCCATGATGGTAC